TCAAAGTCAAATTCTTCACTTTCATCTGTTTCGTGGTTTACGCATAACAGTCTAATTTTTAATTGGCCTAAGTAAATAAAACTAACTCTTTTAATCTCGTAACCCGCTTCTATAACACTATCTTGATAAAGATTAAATATTGTATTACCTAAGTAAGTTCCGTTAACATCAACTCCATTAATTAAATCTTGATTAAATAAATCGTTTAAATTTAAAATAAACTCTAATTCTTTTTTAAATATCGCGAAGTTAGTTTCTACTAAAGTTTCATTAAAACAAACATCGTCTATTTTTAATATTAATTTCATAATAATCTCTCTTTCATATTTATATGTTCAATAACCATATATTAAATTAATCTTTAATATAGTTATATTATATAATAAACTATAACAGTTGTAAATATATTTTTTAATATAATTTAAAAATTGAAATAATATTATAAAACATCAACGATTTTATTTTTATATACATTTATATATAAATTAAATAGATTGATTATATGATTGAATTAGGGCTTGTTATGTTCATTCTATATTATTATTTCAATTTTCAAATTTTGATTATATATTCATATTAAATATTAACATAATAATATATCAACCTGGGCGCTATTATGGAATTATATATTTATATAATATTAATTAACATATTATTTTATATTGGTCTACTATCATAGGGAAGTGACTATATTTCATAATAAATAGCTTGAAATATTATTCCAAAAAAGGAAAGTATTATTGCTTGTCATAATATTTAATTGAAAAGGCCCTTGATTTCATTAGACTAATTACATCTTCCATAATATTTAATTGACTATGTCCTTGATATCATTAGACAAATTACAAAATGTATTTAATTACAATTTCTACGTAACATACGGCGTATAATATAGGATATATTATGGAAAATAGGCCATTCTCTATCATTTGAAATTTGTAATTAGATACATTTTGTAATTAATATAATAAAATCATATACTTAATCAATTAAATATTATGGAACATATAATTGTTCTAATGTTTGCAATAACTTAGTTAAATAGCAAATTAAATAACCCATTAACTTTCATTAGATAATATGTTAAACATCTCCGCCTTATGATTATTAGATAATATGGAAAGAATACTGACAAGGCATTCTTGTATTTAATACTATTGGAATATAATATTATAGTAATTAAATAGTATGGTAAATAATATTATGAATTTTAAACTAACATAGTCAGATAATATTCCGTAACCATGGGGTAGGGTGTCACCGGCCCTTTGCATATGAACATACATCACTCATTTAAGTTACGCGCCACTTTTGAGTAGTTGTATTAAATTTATTAAACGCCACAGCTAAGAATATATTAAATTTATTAAGCCCTATAAAAGTAATGAGCCTAAGTTTCCCTAGGCCTACTATCTTACTTTGTAAAAACTCCATCATAGAAATATTTGCCAAACTTGTATACTGCTTTGCGCATATCTATTGCTAGTGTAATAAAACCTCTAAGTATATAGAACACAATATCTAGCACAAAGTTATAAATCTTCTTCATTAGTTACCACCTCCTTTGCTATCCTCAACATTAATAATATAGTCAAAAGTCTTTTCAAAGGCATCAAACAAGTTATCGAAATGTCTGTCTGTTGAAGGAGTACTAACAGTGAGGTGTATTTGCCCATTGTCCTCTATACTTATGAGTATATTTTGTAGTATTCGTCTTTTTCTTGTTAGTTCTAGCACTCTAAGTACATTGTCTATTATTCCTGGGTCACTCATAGCTTTGGGTGGTGTTAGTGTGGCAATGTTAGTCATAGTACCTCCTATACATCATGTCCTCGTGTGTTTGCGTAAGGTTGGTTGTATTCTTTCTTAGCTTTTCTAGGTCGACCCTGCCAGTCAGCACCTATACAACCGTAACGTATGCAGTCTGCACCGTTTGAGTATTTATTGTGATTAGGTGTAGATCTCCAGCAGTCTTTCTTATCGTCCCACTCTTTTTCATAGTTGTAAAAGCACTCTATTAGATAAGGGCATGCCTCAGGGTCTATCCATATATTAGGTATAGAGCTACGTACTGTTTCAATTCCGTCTTCTATCTCTGTACGGTCTAGAACATATACAAGAATACCTGGTAGTTCTTCTTCGAAAACTCCAGCTCGTGTTTTACCATCTCTTCTTGTTAGTTCCTTGACTTGGGCGTCGTGTGGTAATATTATGCGGGTAACGTGATCGAAGTAAGGTTTCTTTTTAAGGATATCTGTATAGTATTGTATTGGTTTGCCACTGTCCCACTCTTCATCAAAAATCCTCATCTCGCCTCGGTATGTCTGGAATATCTTAGCCACCATAGTGTCATTCATACCAAGATCAAAAGCTATTTGTACATCAAGGTTAGAATCATATAACTTAGTTCTCTCGTGACCTTTTGACTTAATGTGTTCAAGGTATAGACGTGCATAATAAGCGCCATCTTTAGATTTCATAAATGCCTCAAGATATGAAGATGGATATTCCTGATAAATTTTATCTTCTAATTCACGGAATTGTATAATCCAGAAATTCTTTTGTTTTGTAGTTAATTTAATATTTGCTTCTTTTTCTAACTTTTCGAAATACTCTGCATGTTTATGTGTTATTACTTGGTCAATGTCAGAGTTACAGTCAGGATCGTCATACCATGGTAGGAATATAGGCAAGAAGTCTTTAAGTGATAATCTACCTGTATTCTTAATAGCAGAGTCCCACATATCCTTGAATATATTAGCCCCTTCTGCTGTAGACTCTATAACAGCTACGTTACCTGGTGCTATGGCTTGTAACGTACCTGTTTTAGTCTCTTGTGCTTTTTCAGGGTATTTATTAGCTATCTTGCCCATCTCTGAAATATGCAGGCGCTGTAAAGTAGCCGAACGGAATGATGTACGGATAAAGATATTTGAACCATTAGTTAAACTGAACTCTTTGGTATTATCTTTACTCGTATTTAGATTAAGTATATCTTTTATATTGCTGTCTAACTTATCCCATAATACCTTAATACGTGTAAGAAGTGTGGATGCTTCATCTTGACCTTGAGCCATAAGACCTATTGAGAAATTCTTATTAGTTATGGCATCATCAAAGAATGAAACAAGCCATAAAGTCGATATACCTTGCTGTCTTGATTTTAGTATTATTAATCTAGGATGTCTTATACTTGCTGCATAAACTTTATGTTGAGCTAGGTTCATATTAAACCTAACTTCATTGCCCCACTTATCTATAATTGTATATAAGTTATTTAAACGCCATAACTTACTTATAATGAAATTTTGAAGTACATCTTCGTCATTCTTAGGTTCAGAATAGAAAATATCTACATACTCTACTAAAGGAGTATCTTTATATATAGTTAAAAATTGCTCTTTAGTTATATTAAGCATTTAATATTTCATTAGTCCTTTGAATATGTCTAAACCTTTATTAGAAGGCAATATATCTTCAGTCTGTTCTTTACTCTTAGCTAATAAAGCAGTGTGAATAACAGCAATAGTTCCAGCACATATCTGTAAGGTCTTAGCTTTGACTAAATCAGAAGCATAGGCAGTGGAACTAACTTCACTTACTATATCTATAGCAGTTTCTGTTATTTTAGCTCTTAATATCTCATCTGCTCTAGCTGGCTCCATCAGTATTTCACCTGATACTATTTTAGACATAACATGTGTGTTAGCTGCTATCTGAACTAGATTGTCATCAGATAAACCATTTTTCCATTCTTGAACTAATTTTTCAGGAATATCAAACTCATTAGCTACATCTTCTACCGGAGTATTACACTTTAAACGTGCAATAGCGGTATTCTTGACGTCTCGTGAAATCATTTTAAGCCTAACTCCATTATTTTTTGTGAAATTGCTGATAATATTAGATAACTAAAACTAATACCTCTATTTTTAGCGTAAGTTTTTAACAATTTTATATTGTTTAGTCCTTCAGTATCTAGTGGACGAATAGAAAAACTAATAACTCTCTCATCTAGTTGACCCATTTTATGAACTCCAAAATATTTATTAATTTTAATAATTTTTATTATAACATTTTTTTATTTATTTGTACATAAAAATATGATATAATAAAAATCAGATATAAAAAATGGTTTTTTGTATCTATAACTATAATATAGAGGTTTAAAATGTCGGATAATCCAGAAAAAGCTGCTATCCCAGGTAATAATGATAGCGAAGATACTACAGAGAATGCAAATTTTGAGACTAGAATAAATAAAGTGGTAGAAAACTTAACTCGAGATGAAAAAGGTAAGTATATTGTACCAGAAGATTTGTCCGAAGCAGAAAGATTTGCAGTTTTAGCAGAGAAACGTCGTCGTGATACCCAAGCAGAATATACTAAAACCTCTCAAAAAGTAAAAATGCTCGAAGCTGAAAAGACTACTCTTTTAAAGAAAGTTACTGAAGAAATTCCACTAAAACTTACTACTGAGCAAGCTGAGGAACTAGAAGATCTAAAGTTTTCTGACCCAGAAGCTTATAGAAAGAAAATGAACACTTATGAACGTGATCATTTAGCGGAAAGAACAAGAACTATCGATGAAGAGTTAAAGCAGGTTTCAACTTCTAGTCTGGTTCAAGAAGAATTAGAACGTAGGAAAGAGATATTAGCAGATTTCACTCAGGCAAGACCTGATTTCGTAATCAACGATGATGTTATTTCCAACGACATTCCTCCTCGTATTAGAAAACGTATGGAGACTGGCGAAGTATCGTTTGAAGATTTTCTTAATGAATGTTATAACTATCTGAAAACAGGTAAAGTTGTAAGGCAAGAAGAATTACCAGGCAAACAACCTAATTTAAGTAAAGTTGGCGGTGGTAGTCAGCCAGATGATAATGCAGTTAAAGAAGATATACATATTAAGTATAAAAAAACAATCTTTTAACAATAGAATGGAGTAACAAAAATGGCTTTTGTTGATTATAATAGCGAACTAAAAAGGAAAGCATGGGTACAAAAGGGTCTTATTCAAGGCACTTCCAAGTCTTTCTGGTCGCCTTATACAGGCATGGAAGACACTTCTATCGTAATGCAAGCTAATAATGCTAATGCAGACGCAGGTCACACAGTAGTATTTGACTACGATGGTAACTTGTCAGGCAAAGCAGTTAAAGGTAATGACACTGCTTATGGTAAAGGTGAAAAGAAAAAGAAATTCAGTAACAAAATTGTAGTTGATCGTTATCGTCTAGTAGTAGATAATGGTGACAAATTTGATGGCAAAGACATTGGTAACTTGTCTATTACAGAACATAGTGACTCAATGAATAAACTAGCAGATTTGTTTACACGTTTCAAAGACCAAGCGGTATTTGACTGTGTACAAGGTTTGAAAGGTTCAGGTCCTACTCATATAATTGACTTGAATGCAACATTCGATCCTGCATCACTTAATACAATAGAAGAAACTATTAAAACTGGTTATGGTTACACGACTGGTGGTACTCGTAGACCTCTACAACCTTATCGTTTATACGATGGTCGTCCTGTTTGGTTGTTTGTTATGGATCCTTCAATGGCTCGTCTGTTGAAAAATTCTGCTAACTATCAATCATTGGTTTACAATGCTGATGTTAGAGGTAATGACAACCGTTCAATTTCTGGTGTATTTGGTAAAATTGGTCAAATGTTACTTATTGAAGCTGATCAGTTCTATGGTACAACAGACAATGCTGCGGCAACATTTGGTTTAGAAGACAACAATATTGAAATTTCAGGTCTTCGTAAACTAGATGCAGGTGGCAAATGGACTGGTCAACCTGGGTATGTTTACACAGGCGCACAACACTCTCGCGGTGTTATTCTTGGTGCAAATGCTGTACAACTTGGTTTTGGTAAAATGCCTGACTACAAACTTCAAAAGTCTCAAGATTTTGAAATTACTTCAGAGTCTTGTCTAGAAGTTTGGATGGAAGCTCAAAAGACTATTCTTAACGACGAAGTTGCTGGTGACTATGCTGCAGCTAAAGTTGCTAACCTAGACTTTGGTGTCATCGCGGTAGATCTACAAGTTCAATCTTAATCTGGAAATGGAGTAAAATAATATGACAGATGTAACTAGATATAGAGACTTTGCAGAGAAGAAAACAGTTTCTGTTTCTGCAGCTCGACTTTTGCATAGTGATGTAGCAGATACTGCTTTGCAAGAATTGTTTAACCTTCCTGAAAAGTGCTTGATTATAGATGCAGGTATTGTTGTGGATGTTGCTGGTCAAGGTGGTCTAACTGTTGACTTCGGTTTTGCAGGTGGAAACGAACTTGGCAATGACATTGCTCTAGACTCTACAGGCTATAAACAAGTGGCAATGGCAACATTGTTAACAACACTGACAGGCGTAACAGCACTAACAAGTACTGCAGGTACTGTAACAGCATTAGTATTGGGAGAAGGCACACCTAATACATTGACTTCTGGTACAGTGTCTCTTACAAATGGTGCAGGTACATGTACACTTACAAGTGGTGCAGGTACAGCTACTAAGGCTCCACGAATTCTTACAGAAACAGGTAAAAATGTTACTGCTAAGTTTAGCGCGGATCCTTCTGCTGGTGACTTTACATTCATCGTTGAGTATATTGAATATACTCTTAAAAACGGTCAACGTACAGAATACACAGCACATTAACCTAACTTGCCGAGTATACTTAAACGAAACAAAAGTATACTCGGCACCTTTTTAAGGATTAGATATGTTAGCTAAAGATATACTAGAAGCAGCAAGGTTTAATTTATCAGATACTGATAAGCAAAGGTGGACAGATAAACGTCTTTTAATTTTATTAAATAATGCGCTCACTGACATAACAAAGAATACAATATTACTAACAAAAAAGTTATATGTTGGTATTTATAATTTAGTAGCAGACTATGATTTGTCTTCACAGATATTCAAGATAGATAGAATAGAGTACTTAAACACTCCTTTATTGAAATATACTTATGATCAGATGGATGCTAAGAATATAAATTGGCAGACCGATACAGGAACTAAACCAACTGCCTTTGTGTATGATAAACAAAATCAAGGTCAGTTTAGGTTATATCCTATTATAGACAGTATAGAAGCAAATCCACATATTACTTTTTCTAGCAGTTTTGGAATAATAACAGATATTAGTTATAGTGATTTTGAACCATTTTCTACTGATACGTTTGGAGATTTAGGTTCTTTTGAAGACACTGGATATTTAGTTATATTTTATACACCAAGAATAACTGCTATAACAGATATAAATACAGACATAGATATACCAGAAGCAATGGTAGAACCTATAAGTCGTTATATATCTGGTTATGCTCTAAGAGATAATACAGATACTCAAAATAGAACTGTAGGACTAGAAGATATACAGTTGTATGAAAAAGCTATAGAAGAATATAGAGTTGTAAAGAGTGAAAGTTTTGGTAACACTAATTATGAAGTGGAATATAGGTCGATATGAAAACTATAGAATTTCAAAAGAACTTAATAGCTTTAGAAGACCTTCTAATAGGAACAGGTACTGTCTCACAGACTAGAGGCATTACTCCAGTAACTGTTACAAAGATAAATGGGGCTAATCTACCTTATGATGGAGTAGATACACTAGCTGATAAGATAGATGATTTACAAAGTCAGATAGATACACTTCCAGAAGTAGTAGATCAGAATGGTAATATGCTTACTGGTTTAATAAATACTAGTGCATTAGATTTAGATTTAGAAAATAGAATATGGCGTAAAACTATAAGTGAAAATGAAGTAGAGATGTACTATTATGATCAGTTAATGTTCAGGTACAATCCTACTACAGGAGATATTATCGTGCCTGCAGCTGTAACTGGTGATATGTATAAAGCAGATAATCTATCAGGTCTTACTAATTACGCAACTGCAAGATCTAATATGGGATTAGTAATAGGTACAAATATACAAGCATTTTCTGCTTTACTATTAGCTATGGCGGGTTTAGCCGCTACTTCTGGTACTATTGAAAAGACAGGTGCAGCT